CAGTGCCATAGTGCGCCCTCTCGCTGTCCTTTTGAATTTCAGCAATGGCACGACTAAATTTTTGGTCGTACAGTTGCGCTCTACTTTCATCCATCAAATAGGTATAAGCCTCAACCAGAGCCCCGCTGAGATATGCGTCTGGGTGTCGGCTTAAAATGGTGTTAGTCGTGTTTGTCGCTGACAAGGGTGTGATCTCACCAACGTAGATGATCTCGACTGTGTAGACAGCATCTGGCACCGGGCGGAGCCTTATTTCATCACCAATGATTGTGTAGGACAAAGGCTTGCTCTGCCCGGCGGTTGGGTGATCCTCGTCGATGCCTGTGGGGCTTTTATATGCCAGGACGGTCAAAGGCGATGTGTTGAGTTTTACCTCACGCACCTCTCGCAAATCGGTGGGCAGGGCAATGTACTCGTTGCCAGCAACGGTTGAGGCGGTGGCACGTTTTTCCTGTGACCGAGTCTCAAGCTCGCGAGACATACGCGCCTCTGCCAGTTTAATAAAATCAGGAATTTGCGCAGTCAGGTCTGTCCTCGCGAGAAAGTTCTCAATGCTTGTTTGCAAATCCGTGTAGGTTGCTATCGCCATTAGATATGCCCACCACCTGTTCTAAAAAATCGGTTATCGTAGTCATTCAGCCACTTACGCCATGCCTTCGGATTGTCCTTATAGTCCCCAAACCTCTCTTTGAGTTCCATGAAAACGTTAGCTGGGATTTCCGCGACCTGTTGCCAGTGCTTCTGCGTGTTGCCAGTTAGCTGGCCTTTTTGCCACTCATCGCGCAGGCGCTTGTTATGCTCAAGAACGTGACCCACATGCTGTTTCTGTTCAATCGTCCAGCCGCCATCATCGTTTTCATGCATCCACGTTTGAGCGCGTTTTTGCGCATCGTTTCTGATTAGTCGTTTGCTCATTTTTTTTCACCAGTTAGAATGAGGCGCGAGAATGGGAGAACCCGCGCCCCAATTTTTTTTTATGAACCGTTAAGATCCATAATCACCGCGTGGGCTTTTGGCGCTTTCACACACAAACTCCACTCACAGATGATCTGCATCTTTTCAGCGTCACCGCTTGACCCAATTTCGTTTTCAGAGAAATTGCGTCCCGCTAATGTTCCGACCTCAACGTAGTTAGGATCGATGACAAACAGGCGGTCATTGCCCATGAAGCGTGATGGCGTGATGCTCAATTGACCGAAGTCATTGAGATACACACTCACGCTCCCGACAAATGACGGTGCGGTGTTTGCAGTGGCATTCACTTGGTTTGTGACCAAGTTTGTGCCTGACTGACTCAGATCACTGATGTTCGCACGATTGGTTGCAGAACACACCAACAGAGAAGGGTTGCCCCCGTCTGACCATGCGTCTTGCGTGGCGTCATCAATGAGTGCCAGAGTCAACGCACGGTCGTTACCACCTGTGACAGTGTCAGTGCCATCGCCAGTTGCGAATGCACCAGAACCACCACCGACTGAACCGTTTGTCATCCAGCTAGTCAGCGATGCTGATTTGCGTGGGCCAGATGCGGCGCGAGCCACGTCTGTGTTGCCAATCATGTGTTCGATGTCGCGGCGTAACTCAAGGCCTTTCAAAACCTTCTGGTACGCCACTTCACGATCCCGACCTGCTTTTTCAACAGCGTCGAGGGTTTTTGAAATTATGACCAAAATGTTCATCAGGGTTCGCTAATCCCCTGACCGTCTTTCGACCGCTTATGCTTTCACATAAGTTCAGACTATATCTTCACCCGCTGATGCGGGGCTGTGCGCTTCGGGTCGCTTGACCCTACTCCCGTTTGGGATAGTCGTTGCACCTTCCTTATTTCTAAGGCTTGGCTCAGTATTGCCCTCGACTCTACGTTAGGGGTTCCACTGAGTTCACACAGTTGCAACCGCCCATTGCTAGGCGGCGAGGCAAAATTTACCTTTCTGTGATATCTGCGCATAGTTGCCCAGACGCACAGTGGCCGTCACGCCAGTGTCACTCATGTCAGCGCCTTCGTTGACATGGTTAGTTGTAGCAGATGCTAATTCTTGACATTTTGTTCATCAGGGTTCGCTAATTCCCTGACCGTCTTTCGACCGCTGACAGTTTCCTGCCAGATCAGACTATATCTTCACCCGCTATCGCGGGGCTGTGCGCTTCCACTCGCTTGAGTGTACTCCTTGCGGATAGTCGTTGCTCGTTCCTCTTTTGAGGCTTCGATCAGGATTGCCCTCGCCATATATCGTTAGGGGTTCCCCTGAGTTCACACAGTTGCAACTCACCATTACTGATGAGCGAGGCTCAAAACTAAACCTGCCATTCAACAAAAACACCATTGATGGTGGTTTTTGCGGTTGATGAAAAAATAGGTGTCTCGTCTGAGTCCACCTTATAGATGATGTCGGCTAGTTGTTCCCTTTCACCGACACTATTCGCAGTGGTAGCTGTAGCCATCTCGTGGCTCCTTTCTTATCCTAAGTAAAGATCTACGGCCGCATTGATGCTCCGTTCTGTATTGAGACGCTGACTTAACTGTTTTTTGCGTCTCGTTTGACTTTCACCTTTAGGACGAGGAGTACCAGCTTTTGCCATTTTTGGTGCCTTACGCACTTTTTTCTTAGCGGCATTTGTCTGCAAATTTAGCTTGGACAATTGCCAGGAGTCGTAGAGCGCTTTAACTGCCCGAGCGTCTGATGCGACTTGTATCTCCTCGGGAGTGTAGCCTTGCGTTTTTGCGAACTCGATAACTTGCTGACGTTCGTCAAGCATCGTTTTCTCGTCACGCCATGCCGGAATAGCGTCCAGCATTTTCTCTTTCTCTTTGACCAAGTGTTCCTGAAAAGCGACCTGATGCTCGGCCGTCTGCTGTCTTTGGATCACGACTTGTTGATCATTTATAGACTGCAAGTTAGCCTTGTGGTCGTTCCAGTTTTGAACGGCTCTGGTGTATTCCTTCGCGTCTAATTCCTGCATCAACCTATCCCAATCAGGCTCTTGAGCCGTGATGGATTGTAGGTGTTGCTGTACTAGCTGAAGTCCATGCGAATACTGGTCTCGCTGTTCGCGAGCCTCTGCAATACTTGCATCGGCCTGTTTGCTTTTTTCAGCGACTTCCTGCATACGCTTTGTGAACGCACTCTGCATCATAAAGCCGTCTTTGAGAGTCTTGAGGTCTACCTCCATCTCCTTGCCGTCAACCTTGACGGTGTAGAGAGGCTCCTCATCATCTTCAATTTCGGCCTCATCTTCAGAGGCATCTTCCTCATCGTAAACGTCGTCGGCCTCGCCTTCGATCACGTCATCGTCATCAACCTCATCGGTTTCAGGCTCTGTTTGATCTTCGGCTTCGGTATCGACCTCCGCTGACTCAGAGGGTTGAGCCTGATTTTCTTCAGGCTCTGCCGCCGCGCTCTCTTGGTTATCCGCCGGGGGCGGGTCTAAAAGCGAGGTCACAGCATCATTAAAACTTAAAGAATGTTGATCGCTGGTTTCCGGGGTGGAATTATCAGCCATTTTAATCACCTATTTTTTTGTTGTTGCTCCAAATTCATCTTTGCAATTTTGCCATCCACGACCACGCTCGCAATCTGCTGTTTAAGCGTGTCGAGTGCTGTGCAAAGATTGTAAATGCGCTCGCGAGCCTCAGTGTCACCCACCTCGGTTTGTCGCCATGTGCGCATAAATTCATCGTTGAGCGTTTTAAACGCCTCTTGCAAAAGAGGGTCTTTCAGCAACCGTTCAGCGTGTGCCGCACGTTCTTGCTGGGTTCTTAATTTTGCGTCGCTCATCCCAATAAACCACGAACAGGGACGAACCCGGTCAAATCCATTTGATTGTCGTAAAAATCAGGGTTGTAGGCAAAAGACTCTACAAACTGTCGGTTTGCATCCGCAAAGCCATCGCCACCGAATGCCGGAGCCTGATCAAGCGCTGTTGAACGATACATCAGTCCGTCAGCGGAACTTGTGATTGGGTCGGAGGTGTCTTCGGCTGAGTCATTATCGAGGCGGCAAGCCTGCAAATCATCGTCAAACTTATAACCCTCGGGGCAAACGCCTGTCAGAGGGTTCGGTGGCACGACCTTTTCGACTTCATCTTCTGGGCCACCCTCGCCATCAAACATTGGCCCCCTGTTAGCTCCTGTGTAAACTTCTCCAATACCAAATAACCCCGGGGTATAAGCTCCCTCCAATTTTCCAGTTGTGTCAAAAGCCGGAATTGCTTCAGGGTTTTGCAATGCACTGTTTATTCTGCTCAGATTAAATTTCGATAACAGCCCAGCGCCAATTCCAAATGCGTTCGGGATATTAAAATTTTGTCCGAAAAGAGAAACAGGGTACCCTCTCATGAGGTTTTGAGCTTGCTGTCGTCTGTTTTGTATTTGGTTTTGAGCATACCCTAAAATTTGATCTCTTGCCGCCTGTGGAGTTGAACCAGTGGCGGTGCGAATATTCATCATCGTGTCGTAAACGTCTCTTGCCGTGTCGCGAGATGTGGGGTCAAAATCATCGTCGAAGCCAAAACCACTCATATCTACGCCCTGCGCGGCGGCGGCGGCGGCGGCGATGTCTTGCTCGCGGTCTTGGTCGCGGTCTTCGTCAGACTCGCCATAATCAGCGGCGCCCGGCGACCCATAACCTCCCGAACCCTCGCCAACGTCGAAGAACGCCGGTATCCCATTCACCTTTTTACCCGATCCGCCAAGCGCCATGAGCAATCCCTGCTCTGCGTCATTGATATATGCAAGCTCGTGCGGCTGACCTTTGATCGTGGTCTTTTTAGGCGCTGTGATTTTTCTGTTTGGCATAATTAAACTCTTGGCAAATTTGTGCTAATTTCAGCGTCTGTGATAGCTTTTGCGGCTCTAAGCTGACTTTCCAATGAAAGCTCCTCACGCCGCATTTCCAACTCAGCCGCTTGCTTTTGCTCGGCTAGGCGCAGATCAGCCGCCGCTTTCTCACGCTTGATGGCAATATCGGCTTCTGCCTTTTGCCGGGCGATTTCAATATCTGCCTGCGCTTTTTGTTGCTCAAGCTGAAGCATCTGCGCTTGCGGGTTAGGCTGTTGCGCTTGCTGGGCGGCTTGCGCCTTTTTCTGCTCGACCATTTGAGCTACCATTTGCGGGTCGTTGAAAAACTTACCGCTGTCTTTGAAACCGCCCATCTCTGCAATCTCACGCAAAGTCGTTGCGTATTGTTGCAAATTGCAAAGAGGATTGTCCGGGCCGAGCTTTTCTAATATCACCTCTTGTTTTGCCGCGATCTGTGTGAGAAACGCTATTTTTTGCTCATCATCAGCAGTACCCAGACCGACGTTGACAACCACGTCAAACTCGCTGTCCCACTCTCGCGGATCAATTGGCACAAACTTGTTGCGCAATCTGATGACCCGCTCATTTTGTTGATATTTGGTCGTGAGTAGCAGGATGCCCTTAAACAAGTCTTTCATTCCGCCTTCTGCAATGTTTCGGCAAAATGACTCAATCTTTTGACCAGCACCTTTGACAGTCGCGGCAACGGCTGACGCGGTGGTGCTTTGGAGCGCATTTGGGTCAAGCCCGGCAGATGCGGCTGTGATACCAGTGCGGTTGCCCTTAATATCGTCCATGAATTTAAGCAAAGGCAAAACTTCTCCGCCAACACCCTGACCACCCAACATTTGAACAGCGCCAGCATTACGCGCGCGGATCACACCCCCAGCCGTACCATCCAGCAAATCATCTAGATTAACTTGGCCTTCAACAGCTACCGTGCGTGGGTTAACAGTCAGA